CAATGACCTAGTCGCAAATGCTCTGCTTCAAGGTCTCCAGAACCTCGAGGGCGAAAGAGATGCCGAAAGGCTCTTGGTCGAAGATGCCGAATGGCACATGACCGCCCTCACTCATGACGCTCCTATTGGGGGGGTGGCTGTTAGCGCTGCGGTAGCTGAGGAGGTAGAGGTGGAGGTCGACCAGGCACGTACGCCTGTTCGCGCTCCGCCTCCTGTCCGCCTCGCAGAAAACCCGGCGTCAAGCAGCACTTCATTCGCTAGTGAGCCGATCTCCGACTGGTTCTGGGGACCTATCCGCGAGTACCGTGGCGTATGGTCCGCCCTCAAGTGCTTGTTCGCTGAACTTTCCAAGCGCTTGAGGGCCATTCGCGACCTTAGGACGTTCTTCAGGTTTTTGGACCTGCTGTTTCGTCTGAGGTGGCGAGGATTCGGGTGGGTTAAGTATTACGTCAGGCAACCTGAGCCCGGACGTGTACTCAGGGGGCCGCCTGCTCTCGACTCTAGAGTCGCGGAGCAGCAGCCACCCCGGTATGCCATTGTCCACTGTGTGGACGAACTTACCGGACGCCCCGTTTCAGTGATGCGGGAAGCTTGGAAAACCAAGATGACGGTTATGGTCGAAGAACGACTAATGACCGCCGCCAAGCACGCCGCTGCCGGAATTGTCGGTGACGCCAACGACGTAACACGTGCCGTGATGCGCCGTTACAACCAGCATATGGCGGCAAACATGCCAGCACATCTATTTTACAACAACGCCATAGACAGGACTCTGTTTGTGGCGGCTAAGCTGGCCTGTTTTAGTCGTTTAAACGTGTGCGGCCCACCGATACTAAGCTCTACCTACTCCCGTACCGAACAACAGATCCGGGAGGTGCTGAGCAACGGGAACCAGACCCGACCACCGTCGTCATCAACTCAGGTTGTGATACTCAAGTCCGATCTCCAGTTAGCGCTACTTCTTTGTGCTGCTGTTGGGGCGTGGCAATGCCGCACCCAGATGAGAACGCTTCTGAGATCATTGCAGGAGTCCGACACCGTGTGGGCTGCCTCTTTCTACCGACGACGTCCGCTACGCGAGACTTGGTCGCTTTTGCGATCCGGTTTTTCAAAGCTAACTTCGCGCCTCTTCTTGACGTACATAACAATGTCGAGGAGTGGCTCGAGGGGACCGACTACTCGGCCGCCGTGAAGGAGAAGCTCAGGGCTGGATTTGCCGACAACCCGGCAGAGGTGTGGCAGGGCCTGCTACGAGCATTCGGTTGTTTCGTCAAGGACGAGTTCTACGACGAGATGAAACCGCTCAGGCAGATCTGTGCACCAGATGACTGGTACAAGGTTTTCTTTGGGCCCATAACCAAAGAAATCGAGAAGGTGGTTTATGCGCATCCAGCGTGCGTGAAACACCTACCAACGATTGCTCGCCCCGAGTACGTAGAAAACCGCCTCTCCAGTGGTGGCTGCGTGATCGAGGGAGACGACGGGCTCTTTTACCACCCTACAGTAGGGTACGTTGTGAGCGACCATTCTTGCTTTGAGTCTGCCTACACACCGTACTTGAAGAAGGCGTTTTATATAGCCTTCTACACTCACATGCTTCAAGGTAGCG